TTGGGTAATGTATACTTCACAGCCTATGGTTATAGAGGTACTACACCACCTAAACACCATAGAGTGGATTATAACACACCTATAGTTAGACATTTTGTTTTAGATTTTGATTGTAAAGATTTTAAGGATAAAGGTAAAAATGTTGATTTTTCTTTTATGCATGAACAAGTAAAGAGGCTACACAAACACTTACTTAGAAATGAAGTCAAACATTATGTGTGGTTCTCAGGTGGTGGTTTTCATTTTTGGATTCCAATTAAAAATACTATATTACCAAACTCAGGTTTGGAAGTAAGTAGGATTAAAACTGCTGGTAAAAAACTAATATCTGAATGGGATAAAAAGTTAAACATATCTTGTTGCGACCCCACAGTTGCCTTTGATTTTGCAGGTATGATTCGTATACCTAACTCATATAATTTTAAGAGAAAGTGTTGGTCTATACCTTTAACGTCTGATGAGATACTTAATTTAGAGTATTATGATTACTTAGATGATGCACAAACACCTAGAGTTGGTTATACGGATTTAGTCAGTAACGGTGAACCTTTGCATCTTGAATTACCTAAAAAGAAAATTATTGTATTCAAGAAGAAAGAAGAAAAAAGAGATATGCCTGATGTTTCTTTTGGTAATATGTTAGTGCTTCCTTGTTTAGTGCAATCTGCATTAGGTGAAGGAAATCCTATTCATAAAGCGAGATTCCATTTAGTTAACTATCTATCTTCTAGACTAAGATGGTTTCTCCACCCCGATACCGTAACAGAAGAAAAGAAGAATGAACATATAGAAAAAATAGTTTCAATATGTGAAGCACAAGGTTGGGTTGATTTTAATAAAACTATAACTCACACACAAGTTAGTAGTATAGTAAACGGAAACTATTCTTTGAGTAGTTGTAAGACCTTAATTAACGAAGGTTTGTGTAGTGGTGTTTGTATGTATTATGATGGCACAGCGGGTGATGTGATATAATGCGTAATAGATTATCATGTAGATGGTGTGGTGCTAAGGTACATTGGGGTCATGACAAAAGGGGGAAATGTGATGCGTGTAAATAAATGTAGAATATGTGGAAATAAACTTGGTAGAAGAAACCACACAGCGAGAAAACATTCAACAACTAATCTTTGTTTTGGTTGTATGAGAAACCCACCTTTAGATGAAAGGTGTCTAGCCACTACAAGTAGAAATGAAAGATGTAAAATAAGAAAATATAGAGGCAGCGATTACTGTAAAATACACCAACACTTGAGGGATGATTAATGCCAAAACCTGATTTAATAATAGACAGTAATGAAAGAGGCTCTTTATGTGAATCTGTAATTAGAAGAGCGCAAAGAGATGGTTTAGTTGTACTTAGAAAACAATTAGTGGTGGGTGATTACCTCTCAGGTGCTGCTTGTATAGAAGCAAAAAGCATTAATGATTTATTTCTCTCTAGTCATAGCGGTCATCTATGGAGACAACTAGAGAATATGGATATGAATTATGAAAGATTTTTTCTTTTAGTTCATGGTTCAATAGCCAAATATATCGCTATGGCTAAAAATAACGGTAAAAAAGTTAGTTACTCTAGAGTGCAAAATGAATTGTTAGGCACGATTGCTAGAGTGATGTCTGATTTTGATTGCCAAGTGTTCTTCACAGAAAACACATCGGAAGCAGCGATGTTCATTGTAAAATTACACGACAAATTACACAAACCTGCATCTAGACACGGTGCTAAAGCAATCAAGAGGGTTAGCACAAACGATGTTCGTTTAGACATGTTGTTAAGCATACCCGGTATAGGTAGAGAGATGGGTGAAAAGTTGTTGGAAAACTGTGGCTCAATAGAAGAAATGGCATTTTCTGAATCACTAAAAACAATAAAAGGTTTAGGAGAAGTTTTGAGAGGAAGAATTGTTGAAGTCATAACAAGTGAAGAGCCTGTAATAATCCAACGTAAGAAGAAAAGTTAATATTTGTATAAATAATATTAGAATTATTAGAATAATATATATACTGACCTCTATAGGGGTCACTATGAGAAGAGCAGAAGATTATCAAGCAACACAACAATATCCTTTATTCAAAGGTTATTTAGACCATTTTAATTCTATTTCAATAGATAATGAAATACCCGGAATGTTATCATTCTTTTTCATTCAAGGACAAATAGCAGTACCATATGTGCGTATACCGTGGGGTAGTACACACTTAGACCCAAGAGTTCATTCATTTTGGATTCAATCTAGTAGAACAGGTAAGTCAATAGCGTGGGAATATATTGGTAATGTTCTAAGAGATGCTGGTATTAATAGTGATTTATACACCACAGGTACAGATGCAGGTCTTATTGGAGGTTTTGAAATAGAAGAGGATAGTGAAGGTAATAAAATCACTACACTCAAAGAAGGTATGTTAACAGGTCAAAAAGCACTTAATTTTGATGAGGGTTCTATTATATTAAATCCTAACAAACATAGTCAAGAAACTGTCCTATATCTTCAATCAGCGTGTAATCCTGTTGGTAGTAACAACAATGTGTTAGTTAAACATACAAAAATGGGTAGGATAGAAACAGAATCTTTAGTGTCATTGTGGATTACTACATACCCACCTAATGGTGTAAAAGAATATGTGTTGACTAAGGGTATCTTTCAAAGAGTTTTACTTTATTGGTCTACATGGACAAGGGAAAGAAGGCAACAAGTGAGTGAACGTAGGGCTGCATCAGCATTCAAAAAAACCGCCACTATGGATGTAGATTATAGTGAAATAGTTGATTACTTCACAGGATTAGAAAAAAGGCTGAGAGATAAGGTTCTCTCGTTAAGTGAAACCCCGTTTGTACAATGGGATGGTATGTCTCGTAAAGAACAAGAAGATTTGGTTCAGTCTGTTATGACAGAAATGTTTTCGGCTGATGAGAATACATTTTATCCCGCTTTATATGATGCAATTGATGATTATTACTCTCTATTAGAGAATCTAAACCCTAGCATCCTAGAAGTAGTGTCCTCTTTCATACCCGCTATGGAAAATAACACATTGATTATGGCTACACATTTTGCTATGATGGATGAAAGTTGGGTTGTTGAAGGTAGACATGTAGACTACGCAAAAGACATTCTTTATGATATATTTAAGAATCTAATTTTATGGCTTGAAGATGAGGTAGATGTAGGGCCAAAATTACAAGAGAAAGCAGTTAACAGAAGCAAATGGCTCAAAGCATACAACGCTGTCGCTGGTATAGAACTAAGTAACAGGGGAGAAGGTTGGAGAGCGAAAACTAAGATGATGAAATCTTATGAAACGCAAACTGATTGCTCTCCGGGTAGTGCTTACAATAACTATGATAAATGGGGTAGACAATTGTTCGATGAAGCGAAAGACGGTAGAGTGGTGTTTGTGAGAAAGAAAGAAGGCTTAGAGGTGAAAGAATGAGTAACGTACTATCAATAGATATTGAAACAGCAAACTTCTCTTGGGAAATAGGCGGTTGGAACAACCTATCCTTGTTTGAGCCTACAGTCGTAGCCACATGGGATGGACAAGAAGGTAACGTCTTTACCAAAGCCAAGATTGATGATATAGAAGGGGTAACGGTACACGATTTACACCCACAAGTGCTTGGTGATTTCCTATCTGAACATATAGCAAAAGGCGGTCAGATATTAGGCCATAATATAATCAGTTTTGATTTACCTGTTATTAGAGAATCAATGGATTGTTGGGCTGCTGGTGATATACTATCTAAAAAAGATTCAATCATTGACACTAAAGTGTTATTTTCAAAGTCATCACTATCATACGGTAATTTACAAACATCGTTAAATGACTTAGCAAAATATAATTTAGATGCAACCAAATTAATGAAAAGTGAAGATGCGCCTATAGCGTGGAGAGATGGTAAATATCAAGAAGTGATAGAATACTGTCTTAAAGATACACAACTAACCTATGATTTGTATATGTTAGGAAAAGAAAACTCTATGTTGAAATCAAGATGTATTGATACAGGAGATATAAAAGAGGTGATTTTAGAATGGTAAAGAAAAGTGAATTAGAGTTAATGCAAAGAGTGAATTATTTAGAGGGGTTGTTAATCGGGCTTACTGATTTTGTAAATCAAGGACACTCTCTAGGTGATATAATGAGACAAAGTGCTAGAATAAGCGATATAATATTCCCTGTAATGAAGGAACACGGAGATGAACAGGAATGAGCGATGAAAAAATAGACCCATTACATAACAATATAAGAGCAGCAAGAGCGATTGTCAATACGGTAAGAACTACACTTGGCCCTAGAGGTAGAGACAAGATGATGGTTGATGCCGCAGGTAACACCATAATAACAAACGATGGTGCAACAATATTACGTGAAATTGAAGCAGCGCATCCAGCAGCCAAGATGATAATTGACATTAGTAAAACACAGGAAAGTTTGTGTTATGACGGCACAACAAGCACAGTAGTGTTAGCAGGTCAAATGCTTGCTGATTCTGAAAATCTATTCAGTAAAGGTGTGCATCCTTCATTAGTCTGCGATGGGTATAACAAAGCGGCTAGAATTGCTGTAGATTATTTAGAAAGTGAATTATCTTTTGATGCCACAGATGAAGATTTACTGAAAGTTGCACAAACAGCAATTTCAGGAAAAACCTTAGCATCAGCCAAAGATATAGTATCAGATTTATGCGTTGAAGCAGTAAAAATAGCGGGTAGTGCGGAAAAAGTCAATGTGATAACATACCCCGGTGGCTCTTTAACAGACTCTTACATGTTCACAGGTGTAGTTGTTAACAAAGATTACGTTGTAGAAATGGATATACCTGAGAAAACTCAAGCAGTATTATTGATGAGTGGTTTAACTAAAGACGAAAAAAGTGGAAACTCAACACAACAAGTTAACATTAGTAACATAGATGATTATGAAAAAATAATGGGTAGGGGTTCAATGATTCTAACCGACAACGCAAAAAGAATACAAGAATTACTACCTAATGGTGGGATTCTTTTCTGTAGAGATAATGTAGAAGATTCTGTTGTAGCGTTTTTGAATAAACATAACATAGCAGTAGTTAAGAGAATGCAAGAAAGCACATTGAGAGGTTTATCATCATCTTTAGGTGTGAGAGTTTCTCATGGTGTAGATGATTTAGAAACAGCAAAACCTTGTACGGTTAATAGAGAAAAACACAACGATGTGTATTATTTATTCGTTAAGGGTGAAGCAAACTCAACTCAATCTACTTTGATAGTAAGAGGCGCGAGTCATACCACCTTAGAAGAAGTAGAACGAGGATTCGATGACGCATTAGGTGTTGTATCACTTGTGTTGAACGGTGGTAACATAGTTGCAGGTGGTGGGTCTGCTTACGCTGCCATAGCAAGCCATCTAAGAACTGAAGCACCTAAAGTCAAAGGTATGGAACAAATGGCAATTAACTCATTTGCTGACACTTTAGAGATAATACCTGCAACTATAGGTGAAGTAGCCGGACACACACCACTAAAATGTGTTTTCGCTTTGCGTAACGCTATAGTAGAAGGAAGCCTAACATATGGCCCTGATGTTGAAAACATCAATGAGATAGTTGATATGAAGGAATTAGGCGTTGTAGAACCAACACAATTGATAAAACAAGCCATCCTTAGCGCAACTGAGGTGACTACAGCCATTCTGAAGATAGATGACATCGTAGTGAAGAGAGGGGAATAATCTTGGGTAGATTTATGGATAAATTAAAAGTTAGTTGTAGACAATGCAACTATGAACATGTTCCTAGAAGATTAACTGCTCGATACCATGACGGACTCAGAAGAAGAGTACACCTTTGGGAATGTAAAGAGTGTAGCCATATATGGGTAGATAGTGCTTTTAAGAAGAAATAATTATAACACACATCATTATATCACCACATGGGGGTTTGCGAGATAAAAACAGATTAGACAGTTCATCAGATTATGTCTCTTTTTCTCAACACTATGCATCGCTACGGGGTTCGTTCTTTTCCCCTATTCTGTTTTCCCCCTAAATTATATAGTTCATGATGCATGGATAGAGAAAAACAATATAGTAGTAGTTTACTTTTTACACTATGTCTTTATTTACATGGTTTGCTCGCAAGTTAATGACCCTTATGGGTGAGGTATATGTGTGGCTTGATAAGAGAGTAAAATATACTGAAGAAGAAGTAAAAACTGTACTTGGTTTATCCATAGATAAAGACTTACAAACAAGTTCAAGATATGATTTGTGTCGTAGAGTTGAAGAGACTTTCGGATTAGAAAAAGACTCTTTTTGGACTTTACAAAGCACACAAAAAATACGATTCGCAACGCAACAAGCGAGAAACCTAAAAAAAATCGAGTGATAGTATGGTAACATTAGAACATATTTTATCCCAACCGTATGATATAGAATTGGCTATGTATTATGTTAATACTTTTTTTATGATTATAACCGTACAAGTCAGCCATCTTTTTTACACTCTATATAATGAAAAGGGGGTATTAAATGAAAGATAGAAAACATCACAACGGTGCTTGTAAAATGTGGCAAGCATTCATAACAGAATCATTTGAAGATTGGGATTAGTATGGATGAAGATTATTGGGAAGCACAACTAGAAGGTTTTGAACAAGTATTCAAGAAACCTATTTGGAGAGACTACTTGGAAACTCAACGTAAGTTATTAGATGAAGTATTTTCTTTAGGTTTAGATTAACAATCTTCGCCTTCTGTAAAACCATCTTTTGTCTTTAAGTCAATGTAGCATTGTTTAATTATATTGTATTGAGTTTTAGCAGCAGATTCACTCATTAAAAAATTACCATTAAAACCACCAACAGGTGATGCACCATCAGCGTAGGCATCATCCGATGCGTATATTTTACCATTGTAATGAACGGGGAATGTTTTATTTCCTTCATCATCTACTTCTTTGTAACATCTAGTATCAACTATTACACAATGAGCATAATCACAAGTTATTCCGTAGTTTGTTTCGTATTCAATTTTTAGTGCCATCTTAACTCATCCATGTTGGTTTTGTTGGTATGTTAGCATATGCTAATTCCGGTGTATTGTAGTCTTGGGGTAGTGATAATAAATCTTGCCTATACTGTTCTAACTCAGTTTTTTGTGTATCTGTTAGATTACTATATGGAATTGCCAATTGGTAAATATCCATTTCTTTTAGTAGTCCTTGTCTTATTCCTCTTAATTCATCCCATTCCATTTAATCACCTCAGAAGTTATAACTCACCCATAACATAGCCTGTGAATTATTAAGGTCAGTTGAACCACTTTGTCTCTTTACTTGTAAAACATCACCTGCTGCAAATGTAAACAATACAT